AATTGAAGCATAAGTAAACGCCCTTGATAAACGTGTTCCAGTTCGTGCTGCTTCATCACCCGCTTCTATCAAAGTCGTAGCCATAGCAGCAAGAGCTTCTGCGGGAATGCCCAAGACTTTAGAAGCTCCAGCAGCTCTCCTCATGGCGGTTGTAATCTGTTCAGCATTTGCAGCAGCAGTGTTAGCCAAACGGTCTATCATTGAGCCTAAATAATTAACGTTCTCGATAGGAATGCCCATAGCCTTTGCTATGCGAGCCATAGAGTTAGCAGCTTGGTCAGCAGAAAGAACGGTAGCATTTGCCATCTTAATAACTGCATCGGTAAACTTCGTAATGTTGGCTTCACCAGTTATCCCTAATCGCCCAGCTGTTATCGCCACTTCCTCTAGTTCTGATATAGTAGCAGGCATTATCGTAGTAAGGTCTAACATTACACCACCAAGTCTTGAGACTGTTTCGTGAGCCATACCCGTTGTCCTTTCGACAACTACTAATTGAGATTCAAAATCAGCGAAAGTCTTTGTAAGTCTATCAAGTTGTTGCTGAAGGTTTCTGAATGCATATATACCTACGAAGAAGATAGGAAGATAGTGGTTAAAGACCCGCCCTGCTGTATAGAGTGGTCCTTTCATATCGGCAAAGGAACGGGCTAATCGTCGAACTCGACCCCGAAGGGATTCCATGTAAACGGAGCCCTTCTTAATGAATCCCGTAGTCTGAATGAGAGTATTATTGAAATCTAATGCCTTCTTTGAGACATTATCCAGAAGAGGTGCTATCTCATCAAAATTCTTAATGTATTGTTGAATCGGATTGAGACCTTCTTTAATAGCTTTAACCCATCTCGCTTGTTCCTGCTGGTTTTTAGGTATCTGTGTAGTTAGTCTTGCAACATATTTATCGTATTCTCGAAGCTGAGAGGTGGCTCGAACATATTCTTTAGCAGACATCTGTTGCCACTGAATAGCATTCTTAATACTGGAACTATATGCGAATATCTCTGCCTTCGCTTTCCGCAACTCACCCACTGACGTCTCCACATTCTTACGGAACTCAGCAAATGCCCTCTGAGTTCTATCTCGTCCTTCCAATACGACCTCTATCCGTTCCAATTTATTTCTTCTTGAGTCGTTTTAACAGCTCGATAGCTTCTTGAGGTGGCAAAGTCTTAGTTGCTTCTTTACTTCGAGCTGTTAATACAGAAATATCCAATTTAATCTTATCAATATAGGAAAGCTCATCAAGAGGGTCAAGAATATCAGAAGGTCTCACGTGGCAAGTCTCTGCAATCACCCTGACGGTGTAGTAAAATCCTTATTCTCTAAGTCCTTCTCTCCTAAACCCTGAACTTCAGTATCTATCCTGCCCCTGAACTCCTCCATCAATCGCTTGTGTAAAGCTGTGAAGTCCTCCGTAGTGAAATCGTCAGGAGTAATGTCATCAGGGACTTTAGGTTCTATCAATAATTCCTTAAAGCCTTCTTCACAAAAGCTTCGATATTGTTCGATGGAGAGGTTAGTCCCGAGGTCTTCCCAGCTTACTCCCGAACGTCCGAGTATCTTCAATAAGCGAATGGGAGAGAGTCTCTTCCTAATCGTTACAACCAAACCCGAAGGCAACGACAATTCTTCAGTTTCTCGTTGCTTTTTTAAATATTCATCTAACGTAATTTTGCTCATAGCACTACTCCTTCATAGAGGATAAATAGAATTAAGAAGATTACGACTCCTGTTCTATATCAGTCGCAGAGAAGTCAGCATGCTCCTTTGTCATGTCTCCAGCTGCAAAGTCTATTCCCCAGTCGTGGAACTTTACGCCTGAAAGAATGTAACCCTTGAGTTGGGCAGATGACTCGTTTGGTCTCACTCGCATCTTACATTCTATCATTGAAGCCGTAGTTACACCTGCGAGGTCTGTAAGAAGCTTACTGGTGCCACCTATAAGTGCTACGTAATTCTCACTCTCATTTGCGAATAATGGTCTTTCTATCGTTCCTGTTATTTCTTGTTCACCTTCTAATATCGCTTCAGGACTCTTCTTACCTATAACGTATATCTTGTCCATTGGAACTGAAGTTGAGACTGGGTTTCGAGTTGCTTTTGGGTCAGGAGCAGCATCAAAGAAAGAGTTGTTATCATCAGCACCGATTATGCGCACTTCACCCTTCCAACCTTTTATTGGTGTTACCATTTCCTCTTCTCCTCTACTCTTTTAATCTAAAATTATATCGAACATTCCACTAAAAATGTGATTTGAGTAGCTTGAAGGACTATATTTCCCACTTCTTCATAAGCAATGTCCTCTCCAATTATACTTGCACCTTCAGTTGTATATGGGAGTTGGTCTTCCACTTTCTCTAAAGCGTCTTCAATTATTGGTAAATCAGTAAAGAGCTTCTCCTCTTGATATTTCTCCACTAAAGTTATAGCATAATAAACACGCACCATACGAAGAGACTTGCCAATCGTTGTGAGGTCTCTCTCAAGCCTATCGAGCACCACAGAAACGTAAGGAATTTTCCCAACGTCTGAGGCTCTAAGGTAATGTTGAGCAAAGACAGGAATATTCTTGTTGTTATCTCGAAGCTCTTGCTCTATAACATCTACAATCGTATCAAGATATTCTTTACCTCTGTCTATATACATTGCTCATTCATCCTCTTAACTTGTTCACCTTCTTAAAGGCAAAGTCTCTATCTTTAGTTTCTTGTTTTATTCCGTCCTCAAGAAGAGCAAATGCAGTCTTTTTGTATTCTGATGCTATACCCGAAATCTCACCTGAAGGAGAGAGCATCTCCGCACGAGCTCTATAAAGGTAAGCCGCAAAGAACTCACAGGCTGCGTTCTTAATATCATCATCCAGAGTAACACTTTCACGAGTAGAAAGCCAGACATTAGCGATATCGAGAAGATACTCTAAGGTGGTATCGTAAGTTGTCTCACTTTGTGGTATTTCCAAGAGACGTTTTACATTGACTAATTTTCCATACATTTATACTCCACCTATCCACACTCTAACTGCATTCTTGAAGTATTCTCTTATTTTTGGTTCCACTTCTCGCACTGTCTTTTCGAGATATTCTGTGTGAGATCTCATGCTACCAAGTCGAGCCCATTTACGAAGAGGAGCTGTTTCTTTAGTCATGCCCTTTTTCACTATTGTAAGAGCTTTCTTCCTTACGGGAAATATCATTCTCCCACCTGCTCTTCCGTAGGTGTAATAATAAGCGTGAGGACAAATGTTAGTATCTATGTAAACTCTACCACCATATACATTAGGACGGTCTTCCCTCTTAAAGAAGATGGCATTCTTCATGCGAGGCTCACCGGGATGAGCTTCTCTCGCTGGTCTCCATCCAACAGGACAGTTCCTTCTTAAGGTATGGAGCATTAAAGTGAGGGAGTCCTCCTTAGCAATATATAAATGAGAAGACAACTGATCAAGCCGTTTCAGTATAGTCAATTCCGAAGTCCTAAATTGAATGCTTGGAACTATCATGGAGGATAATCCAATCTGCCACCAACTAAAATTCGTCTTGGATGATAACCATCAGGGAAGGACAGCCCTGCCCATTCATATTCCCAGTCGGAAACAGCATCCCTATCTATCGAGCCTCTATTAATGATTTCAAAATAGTCCTTATGCCAGTGTTTCTTACTCCACATTGTTAATACCCCATGCCACAAAGGAACGCGCCTACACCGAATACTGTTGGAAATATCTTCATGAGGATTTCCCACAGTTCAGCATTAGTCTTCAGCTCCATAAGAACGGCAGCCCAAACCCCTAATACTCCGATTATAAGTAACGTCAATCCTATCATGCTATTCGCCTCAAGGAATGAAAGAATAGAAGTATAGAAACACGTTTATAGCAGACTCGCTATATCACCGAACTCGATAGCGTCAGCAAAGAATGTCTTGGCACACACCCTCATTGTTATTTTCAGATTCCTGAGGTCATTCAGTGGGTCTTCATATCGTTCTACTGCGATATCACTTCTCATGCCTATCCCACCAGCCATCCTGCTATCAAGTATGCAGATGTGAGCATTTGTAGTAGCTCCGCCCCAAGTTAGGGAATCACCACTCACACTCTTCGATAACACATAGGGTTTCAGACCGACTATTGGTCTGCCTATGTCCTTAGTCCTAAACACTTCGGGAACACCAGTCTTCTGATAACCCGTAGTGCCGGTTGTATTAGCTGATTTGGTCTCACCCACCATGTATTTGAGTATCTCAGCTTCAGCTTCTGGTGTCATTATGATGGTGTCTGGCTCAAACTTGTTACCTCGCATTGTCTTTATCATCTCTACTATTCTGTCTATGATGCAAACGTTATCTGTGCTTTCAATTGTGCTCTTTGCGTCCAATAGCGCCTTCATAGCTACGTCGTTCAGCCTGTTCTCTGCTCGACGACCCTCATTGTGAACTAACAGCTCTATAATATCGAATTCTTCCTCCTCAATGAGTTCCTCTGGTATGCCTACTTTCTCACCATATTTCTGTGCTACAAACGTCACATCGCTCTTGAAGTGGACATCGGGACCCTCAGGCAGAGACGAACCTGGTGCTACGAGAGGAAGCATACCTGTGGGAGCATCCGTAAGGACAAATCTCAGTTCATTCTTCTTCATTCTGTAAATCGGAAGAACATCTCGCATGCAAAGGACTTCCTCTGCACCCTTGAGTATTTCTTTATACAGCTCTTCCCGAACGAGGTGTTCGGCACTTATGTTGTAAGCTTGCATTAACTCGTGTGTGCCCTTGCTGAGTCTCTTTATCCAGTAAGACTTCTCGTTCGCATTATCGCCAGCTTTAACAACCCTTAACAGATTTGCAAAATCACCCATTTCTCCTTACC